TATCGTGAAGCAGGGCAGATGCAACAGCGTCCTTCACCAGCAGGCGGAGGAATTCTTAAAACAGAGTGGTTTAAATATTGGGAAGATCTTAAATATCCTTCTTTTAATTATATTTTACAAAGCTGGGATACAGCATTAGTTGGTAAACGTCCTGGTGATCAAAATTACAAAGAGGGTATTTGTTATAGCGCTTGTACAACATGGGGCTTATTTAAAGATCTAAAGGGCCACAATAATTTAATGTTGTTGTCCGTATATAAGGGGCAGGTTGAATACCCAGAATTACGCGAAATGGCTTTAAGACTAGCCAATAATTATCTTGATACCAATTTAGACAGTCCGCTTACTTACGGGGACACTTCAAAATCAGTCGACAAAATCCTTATAGAATCACAAGTAAATGGATTTAGCTTGGCTCAAGAGTTAAGTCGAATGAATTTACCTATTCATCATTTTTATCCACGTCGATATGGAGATAAAGAAGCCAGAGCCAGACGTATTGCTTCAGTTATTGAATCAGGTCTTGTTTGGCTTCCTACAAAACCAGACTCAAATATTGTTGAAGAATACGGAAAGTTATTACTTGAAGATTGCGAATTGTTTCCGAATTCAAAAAGTAATGATACAATAGACAGTATGTCTCAGGCGTTTATTTACTTGCGAGAACTTGGTGAACTATTTAATCGCGGCGATCATATTCCTGAAGTACAGCCCTATAACTTTAAGAATTTTAGGGTCAACAATTTTCAAGGCCCTAGAGGCATGTAAATGGATGGATAGTGATGAAAAACAAATCGGAGTTAGAAGAGGGTAATCAAAATACCGAAGAACAAGAAGCTTCTGACTACGATGAGAACTATCAAGCTAAAGGATTTAGTGCTGATGACGTTCCTGAGGAAGGCCTTGAAGAGAATGGTATTAAAAAGTTTCCTGATGGCTCTATTGCTATCGATGGTGATTCTTATCCAGTTCAACGAATTTTAGATGAAGATGACCATGATCAAAACTTAGCAGAGATCTTGGATGAATCTGTTTTGTTACAGATTGGAAATTCTTTAAGGCAGTCTATTGAAGAAGATAAAGAAAGCCAAGCGCCGTATTTTCAAAACATTGCTAATCTTATTAATCTTTTGGGAATTAAGTCTGCCACATCTGGTGCTGAAAACGCTGATGGTATACCAGAGGCAAACTCTACAGCTTTGTTTGAAACATGGCTGCATTATATAGCAACTGTTATGGGGGCAATTTTTCCATCCAAAGGAGCAGTTGATGCAGTTATTTTGGGAGAAGAAGATGAAAAATTAAAAAATCTTTCCTACAGAATTACTGCGTTTTTTAATTTCTTCTTGTATCAAATTGATAAAGGGTTTGAAAAGGAACTCAAAAGAACAGTTGCATGGTCTATATTCGATTCTATTTATAGCAAAGTATTTATTGATCCAGTGTTGGGTAGACCGACTCACAGGATGATCAAGCCTGAAGATTTCATTGTAAACAGAGATCTTTCTTCACATTTGTGCGCATCGCGTAAAACTCAAGTTCATCGCATGGATAAAAGGGAGTTTGAACTTCGCAAGATTCTTAGAGAGTATCGTGACATTGAAATTATGCCCACTTCTTTAGATGGGACCGATAATGTAATTCAAGAGGAATTGGATGATATTATTGGGTATGAGCGCAGTGGTGGTGGAAATACTCCAGATTTTTATGAGATTTATGAATGTCATGTGGAGTACAGAATCAAAGAAGATCCCTCTGCTAAAGATATAGAGATTCCTCTGCCCTACATTATTACTTTAGATGCTCACTCTGCTAAAATTTTGCGTATTCAACGAAATTGGAAAAAAGAAGACTATCTCAAGAAAAACCGTGAGTATTTTATTAATTGGTCGTTATTGCCTGCTCTTGATGGTGAGGGGTATGGCTTAAACCAATATGCGGCACAATCAGCTCAAACCGCTTCTACTATCATGCGTCAGCTGATTATGGCTGGTATGTACTCTAATTTCCCAGGTGGTGTGTATGCTGCTGGTTTAACATTAGAGGAGAATGATATTAGGCCAGCCCCTGGTCAGTTTGTTAAATTGCAAACGGGTGGAATTTCCCTAGATCAGGCTATTATGCCGCTTCCTTATAAAGAGCCTAGTGGTGCATTAAATGATTTAAAAAATCAAATAGAAGATAACATTAGAAAACCTTCAGCAATTATTAATGATGCTATTTCTGAAATGGCTCCTCGAGCACCTGCTGCATCGGTATTGGCAATGCTTGAGAATTATCAACGTGTGCCAAACTTTGTAATTCAAGGGTATCACAAATCTTTTGAACTGATGTTAGGGTTATTTAAAGATCGTTTTGCAGAATGGTTACCAGAAGGTCAGCCTTATCCATTTTTAGTCCCAGGTGGCAAACATGTTATTATGCGTTCTGATTTTGAGGAACATGTACAAATTGTTCCGTCAAATGATCCGTCTCTTCAAAATTCTATGTATCGTTTTATGCGGGCAGAAGTCATTCTTAACAATGCTCGTCAAGATCCCGATATACATGATTTAAAATATGCCAACGAGCTATTTTATAAAAATCTTGGAATAAGCCCCGAAGAGATATCTAAACTATTGCCAGATGAAGAGGAAGAAGAAGAGCCTGTTCCTTTAGATCTTGTGACAGAGAATCAAAATTTCTTAAATAAGATTCCAGTAGTTGCTGGTATTGAGCAGGAGCAAGATGCGCATATTATGGGGCATGGCGCCCTTCTTAACAATCCAAGCGCTCAACAAGACCCTGAGATCATAGCGGCTATACAAGCGCATATACGAGAACATGAGGCATTAAAATTACTTATTAATTTCCAAGCTATTACTGGTATGCATATGCCAGAAGATCCAGCTGAAGTTCCAATGGATGTTCAAAACCAAATATCTGTTGCAGCAGCGCAAATGGCAATGCAACAACAACAGCAGCAACAAGCAGCGCCTGATCCAATGACAGTGCAAGCGCAGGCAGCATTGACAGAAGCGCAAGCTTCTATGGAAGAAGTTCGCGTTATTGAAATGAGAGCACAACTTGAAGCTGAAAACAAAAAACTTCAATTGATGTTAGAACAACAAAAATTAGAACTTGATAAATATAAGTTTGATGCAGAACTACCTTTAAAAGAAGCTGAATTACAAATTAAGTTTTCAAAATCTCAAATAGAAGATCAAATTAAAAGCGCTGAGACAGAGAATAAAATTAGTATTGATCAAAGTCGATTAGATCTTGATCAGACAAAGTTAGCAGCAGATCTTATGGAAAAAAGTCAACGTTTAACTAACGAGATAACGCGCGATCAAGGGAAGTTAGAGCAAGAGAAACTCAGCCACTTAGCAAAAACTAATGTGTCACCTTTAGGTTTGTCAACATAAATATTCCTTAAGTATTAATCTTTATGTATAATGTAATTGTCATGACTTTTACTTAAACTAAACTTATAAGGATTAAAAATGAGTATCGATAAAATAGAGCACGGCGAATACCGCCGAGAAGTAGCTTCAAAATTAGGCCTATGTGGGAATGGTCGTATGACCAATCAGACCCCTATTAAACGAGCAACAGGGGGATCTATTCCTAAATTTGCAACAGGTGGTGCATTAAAAAAATTAGGGCATGCAATGCGTCATGATATTTCAAATGCTGCACGTAAAACACGTGAAGGATTTAAAGATTTTGGTCGCAAAGAAAAAGAAGGATTTGAAAGCATTGGTCGTAAAATAAAGACAGATGTAATTGATAAATCTCGTCGTGGATTTAACGAAAAAATCAAAAACCCTTCAAGAGCTGGATTTCAAGAGCATGTAGCGCATCCAACGCGTAAAGCTGCTGCTACAGCTAAGAATATGGCTAGAGAAATTGGTCATGATATTAACAAAGAAGTAATTAAGCCGGCTGGCCGTTATTTGAAAGAGTCTGCTCGTAAAGACAATAAAATGGCTAATGGTGGAATGGCTTATGGAAGAGGCGCTCCAAATATGATGTATCCAGCTGTGATGCCGCAGGAGGGAATGCCTCAACGTCCGATGCAAAGAGGACGCAATCGTATGCCAGCTCGTGCTCAAACATACGCACCTATGCCAGCGCCTGCAATGAAAAAAGGTGGAAAAGCTCCATGTAAGTCAGTTGGCGGTCATATAGGAAACCTTAAGATAGGTTCTGGAAAACGCGTTAAAGAAAATGTACAGACGCGTCATAATTTTCAGAATATGGGACGAATGATGGCGGGCAAAAAAGAAAAATCCGTATATGGAGCAAAAGAAAGAAGCCAAAGAAAAGAAGCGGGTCTTCCAAGAATGGCTCATGGCGGTGTGGGAAAACTTCGTCATGGTGTTACACCAAAAAGTGGAATCACATCCTCTAAATGGCAAGACAAAGATAAATACATGTAAGTAATTGTCCAATGCGGTGGGGCATTGGACATGTTTATTATCTCAAATAAAACTAAATAAGTATAGTTAAGTATTCACAAATATAGACAAAGCAATTAATTAAGTTATACTTTATGAATAATACAACAATTCATATGGTGGAACATGGATTCAAAAGACTTTTCCGAATACTTAAAAAATACTTTATCAAGCTCTCTTAAGCTGTGGGAAAACACAATTCTTACGGGAACTTTATCTAAAGACATTCCTTACGAGCGAGCAGTTGGAATTATTACAGCGTTTCGCGAAATAGTTTCAAAGCTTGATGCAATTTACGCAAACTTCAAAAAGGGTGTATCTGCGGATGGAGATTCTGCTCATGGATAAAGAAAAAAGTTTTTGTCGTGAACAGATTGGCGTAGATCCAGAAATCAAAGCATTTCGTGTCTTAATCAGAAGTCCAAAACGTATTGCAAACCCCGGTGGCTTAACCATTCCAGATTCAGTGTTAGAACGCGAAATGGCGGCTTTTAACATAGGTCTAGTCTTAAAACATGGACCCTTAGCATTTACTCAGATTGGTGAAGCGTATCAGGTACCTGTAGGAACATGGGTTTGGTATTCCAAATACGAACGTGAAGACTGCTACATCCCAAATCTTAACTGTTACATCATTAACGACGATCGCATATTGGCCGCCGTTAATCCTGATGATTTGAACTATTTATTAACTCAAGGAAAGGCTGGCAAATATGAATGAGTCAGAAAACCTCTTAAGTTTTAACGAACCAACTGTAGAATCTGGTGAAAACGTTTCTGTAGAGATTGATGACGATGGAAGTGCAGAAGCAGCCACTTCTGAAAGTGATCCTCGAAACGACCCTGAAAATGCAAAAGTTGCTGCTTTAAGCAATAAAACAGAAGAAGGGTTAACGTATAAGCAGAATCTCGATAAACAGCGTCAAAAGAACAAAAATCCTTTTAAAGAACGTATTAGTCATTTAACAAACTCTAATAAAGCGCTTCAAGCGCAGTTGGCTGAAAAAGAAAGAATCTTAGCGTTACGCGAAAAAGAGTTACAGTCAAAAAATTCAATTAATGAAAAACTGTATAATTCTAGTCTTAGCGCTCAAGAGCAAGGAATTGTTCATCAGTTGCGCGCTGCTAAAGAAGATGGTGACATTGATAAAGAAATTCACCTTCAACAAGAGCTGGCGCGCGTAAAGAGCGAGCAAGCAACGTTTGGTTTATACAAAAATCAATATCAACAGCAACAAAAAGCACCCGCTTATACGGAATCTGTAGATACAGATTTTGAAGATCACGAGTATCAACAATCTCCTTATGCTCAATCGTATTCTACACAAGTTGAGGATATTCCAGAAGCAACCCTTAATTTCTTAGAAAGAAATCCCTGGGCTGATCAGAATTCTTCTTCATTTGATCAAGAGTTGTGGGCTGAAATAAATGAAGCGGCTCGAGATCTTAATAAGCGTCTTAAGTTTAACAACCAATCCGATTTGATTGGCACCGATGCTTATTATGAATCTTTAGAAAAATACATGAACGCTCAATATGGCTTAAATCAAACATCCCCCCAAGATATAGAGGAACCTGCTATGCAACAACAATCACGTCCTGCTTCTAAAGTAGGTGGCGTTAATAGAGCTGGGGCATCAATGGCTGACCAGTACGCTGTTAAATCATCAAACTCTAAACCTGTCATGACACTGACTCCTGCTGAATATAGGATTGCACGCAATCTGCAAATTCCTCACCCAAGCGGTAATGGAAGCTACTTATCAAGCGAAGAAGCAATTAAAAAATATGCGGAAAAGAAGGCATTTTATAGCCGTCAAGCCCATGACCCAAGATTTAGCGTGAGAATGTAGGAAAAGGATAAAAAAATGAGTGAAAACACCAATACAGCTGCTAATGATCAAGCTGCCTTTGAATCTATAACTTTTAAGCGTCCAACTAGGCCTCTTCCTAAAAAAGGAAGCGAAAGAGACGCAGAAAAACGTCAATCTATTAGTTTTTTTCAAGGCAGTCGATTTAATGTGCCTAAATCTGTACGTGAGAGCGATCCTGATCATGTATATGCTTTTGTGCCTTATATGACCGCCAATATGCCTTGGCAAGAGTCTGTAGATAACGCATGTGAGCGTGGGTATGAACCGGTTAAAAAAAGTGAACATCCAGAATTATCACAGCGTTATGTCACGGATCTTTTTGGAAAGCGTGAAGATTTTAACAATGACTATGTTCGCAAAGGCGGACAAATCCTCATGAAACGCCCGAAATATCTAGATGATGCAGAAAACGAAGAATTCTTAAAAAATAACAGACGCCACGAAGAAATGTCTAAGCACATGATCTTGGAAGATAAATCTTACCGAGGACCATTAGGACAATTTTGGCGACATGGACGTAATTAATGTTGACAAGTAAAAATAAGTATACTTATAATATTAGTTAAGTAATATTTGTAGTTTGTTGACTAAATATTTAAATATTATGGACATGAGTATTTAAATATCCTGGCATTAGCCTTGTATCTTTTTTTATATGTCCTCCAGCTTACAAAAAGGTATGTAAGCTGCAGCGCCATCCTGGCGTTCAATCCTTGAAAACACACAACTTAACTTATTATTTTTTGAGGGAATTATTATGTCTTATGGGCAAAATAAACCGTGGGGATTACAGGCGATTGAAACGCAGAGCAATTCCTCATGGAATGGCCAAATGGCTACTTACTTAATTGAGTCTGGATACGGTCAAAACATTTTTAAAGGCGATCTCGTCTACATAGATGCAAATGGATATCTTAGAAATCTTTTTGATATAGCAACTGCGCCTATCACAGCTCAAACAATTGCAAATTATGCAGATTCACCAGCAATTGGAATTTTTAACGGATGTCAATATACAGTGCCAACCGCTGTAAGTCCGGTGGATCCAGCAAGTCCTGGTCGTCCATTTTGGCCAGCTAATACATTAACACTCGGAGATGCACCAGCTGTTGCTGATGTCATTATTGATCCAACTGTTCTTTATAACGCCCAGGTAACTGGAAATGTGGGAGCTACACAGGATTCTTGTGGAAAATACGCTTATGTAACGTACCAAGAAACATCTCCAGGTAGCGGCATTGTAGCTGGAAACACAAACACTGGTCAGTCTTACGTCAGCATTAACATTGATAGTGCAACGCGCACAACCGGTGTTGTTGATGCAGTCCCAGCAATTGTGGCGAACACACCTTCTACATACGCATTTTTGTTTAATTGTTATATCGACTCTTTGAGCACTGATTCGAGAAACGTTTCGGGCCAACTATATAACAACGTTCAAGTATTAATTAACAACCATTACTTCCGAGTAATGAGAACTCTAGTATAGAGGAGATATATAAATGGCATTAGTTACTCGCAGTAATATACCTTCCGAGCTGAGGCCCGGATTAGCAGCAGTTTTTGGAGACTGGAATACATATCCGGAACTTTTTAAATCTGTTTACAAAATACTTAAATCCGATAAAGCGGTTGAGTACGAAGTCGAAATGGAAGGCTTGGGACTTGGAAAATTAAAGCAGGACGGTGCTTCTGTGGCGATGGGAAATGTTCAACAAGCATACACAACTTCTTATTTTCATCAATTTTATGGAATTGGGGTGCAACTGAGCAGGGGCATGATAGAAGATAACCTTTATGAGTCCGAATTCCCACAGATTGCCCTTCAATTACGCAACTCTTTATCGACTTTGCGCAATATAAATGCAATGTATCAATTTAACAATGCATTCAATCAACAATCTCAAGTTTCAAATGGACAACCTTTGTGTTCTACAGAGCAGCCTATTGCTACAGGTACATTGGCTAACACATTTGATAACCAGGTTGGCTTAACAGAATCAGCAATTGAAGAAGCGATTACCATTATTAAACAGTGGTTAAACCAAGCTGGTTTGAACATCAACCTGGACCCGCAGTCATTATTAGTGCCTTCTCGTTTGCAATTCCAAGCAAGTCGCATTTTAAATTCTGCGTTTAGAACAGGAACTGGTAACAACGACATCAATGCGATTTCTCATGGTAAGTATTTACCAGGTGGCATGATTGTCAACCCATTCCTGACCAATCCCTATAACTGGTTTATCACTACATCAGAAACTCAAGGGTTTAAAATGTATCAAAGAAGTAACCTGGATATAGACTTTATTATGGACCCCTTAACGGACAACACCACAATCCGGGCGGTTGAACGTTACAGTTTTGGATGTTCTAACTGGCGCGCTGTGTTTGGTGTTCAAGGTTCATCTGCTCAATAAGGAGAAATTAAAATGGCATTTAATGCATATTTAACAAATTCAAATTTTCCTTTGGGCACGGAATTTGATGATGGTGTACGTGTAGGCCCTGTGCTTACACGTACCATTGTATCTGGAACAGGTCCAAACTCTCGTCTTACTCCCTATTCTTATCAACAGTGGGGACAAGGACTTCTTTTATCATCAATAGGGACATATAACATTATCCCTAGAGGACCAAGTGGTGCTGGAAACATTGTCGGCTATAGCGCGCCTGTTACAGTTACAGGAGCAGGGTATTTGACTCTATCAGCTGATGGATATGTGACATCTTCTGCAATTGGCGGTAACGGAAACGTTATTGTTCAGTGCGATTGGCCACGTGTTCCTCAGTTGTCTGTTTTGACAAACAACATTGGTGCCAACGTTACGTTTACAGTATTTGGAACGGATTACTATGGTGTTCCATTGCAAGCATCTGTTGTAGCTAACGCTCAAGGTGATTACAGCTTCTTAAAAGCTTTTTATACGATCACTGGCGTTTATTCTAACGGTGCAAGTGGTACAGCCAATATTCAGGTTCAAACCACTGATACATTTGGATTGCCCTACAAACTAAATTCCGTTGGCGATATCTCTTTCATCAATTGGGGTGATGCATCTGATATGTCTACTTCTGAAGAAGATGTAACGCGTCAACCTACTATGGGTACGACAACTCTTACATCAGGAGGAAGCACTGTTGTTACTACTGGAGCGGTAGTTAAAGGTAGCAACATTCAAGTATCAAGAAGCAATCTGGTAGGAACAGCTGGCACTATTACTGCGCCTTTTTCAGCCGTCATTAACAATACTTCTTTTGAAATTACCACAGATGATGCAGAAACAGGTGCGGTAAATTGGCTGATTACTAATCCTCCTTATGTATCTGGTAATACAGATGCTTTGGCGGGCCTTGGTGGTGTCAGATTTATGGAAGCGGGTGAACTTGCCATTGCTTCAACAAATGTTAATGCAAATAGTATTATTCATACAAATGTGGCGACTTTTGGAACAGCACATGGCGCGTGGCGCATTAGCAATATTGAACCTCAGGTAAGCTTTACTATAACTTCAACAGCGGCAACAGAAACCTCTAGTGCTGAATGGGCAATTATGCCGCAAGATTGGGTAAGCGGCACAAGTGCTAATATGGTTGCTGGAACAGTATTTGTTAGCACTAACGATGTTACAGCCTCAAGTGTGATATTGGTAAGCTATGGAACAATTGCTGGAACACCAGGTGTTCTTTCAGTTCCGGTTGCTAGTATTAATGCGGACCCCGAAGTAGGACCTGTTGGTTTTGTGATTAATTCATCAAGCGCTCTAGATACGTCTACGGTTAATTGGACAATTCTTTCAAATGTTCAGGGATTGACTCAAGGAACAGGAACGCTTGCTGCAGGTACTGCAACCATTAACACATCTGGTGTTGAAGCCGCTAGCGTCATTTTGATGTGCTACAATACGCCAGATGGCACTCAAGGAGCTTGGTTAGATGTTACCAATAGAGTTGCTGGCACGAGCTTTACTGTTCAATCAAAAACTAACGCTAACGCTTTAGCCAACTTAGACACATCCACATTTAACTGGGTGATTTTCCCTCTTAATATGCCAAAAGCTGATTTTGCTACTCCTTTGGGAACATTTGCTCCTGCAGATGAAAGAATAGCTACAGCATATACAGGCGATGTAAGAGGCACCTATACCCCTTCAACACCAGCTAATGGGTTAAAACAACTACATTTTGGTGCATTTATCGATGGATTTGATGCTTTTGTTGATCAACAAGCAGATGCTCAGCTACCTGGTGGCGGATCATCTAGCACAGATCTTCAACTGCGCAGTCCGCTTACAATCGATGATCAGGTAGGTGTAAAACAATATTATACAGGGACACCTGCATAATGAGTTTAGCAACCATAATTTTATGGCAGCCCGCTGTCGGAAATAATGATGTTATCGCTCCCCTGCAAGATTTAGGGGGAGCCGGTAATTTAAC